ATGTATTGAAGCGGCCGCGTTCCACAATCGACGGTATAGCTTCCAGTCGAAATCGACTGTGAAGTAACATTCGCACCGCCTGTAACAGTCTGATTAGCAATGTTGAGCGCGGCCAGAGTGGCGTTCGATGACGGCCCTGTCCAAGTCGTGCTGTCGGTACCAGCAAGAGTGATGCTGTTGCTGAATGTCAGCGTCTTGCTTGTTCCACCAGTAAGCGTGTATGAACCGCTGGTGAAAGTATTGCCGTTGATGCTTGTCGCAGTCGCAACACCGAGTGACGGGGTAACGAGAGACGGTGACGTTGCGAATACAAGAGCACCGGAGCCGGTTTCATCGGTAACTGCGGCGGCAAGGTTTGCGCTCGACGGAGTGGCGAGCCATGTTGCAACGTTCGCGCCGAGGCCAGAAAGACCGGATAACGGAAGCCCGGTGGCGTTCGTAAGGGTCGCAGCCGAAGGTGTGCCAAGGTCCGGCGTTGTGAAAGCGGGGCTGACAGCGCGAGCTACGGCCCCCGTGCCGGTATTAGCGGTAGCAGCAAGACCGTTGATGAGGAAGCTGTTGCCGGTACCAGCGGTGTCGAAGGTCTTATTCGTAAACGTGGCGGTTGTGCCAGCACCAATAAGAGTGGTTGATCCTGCTGGAAGCGTCAGGACGGTGGAGCCAAGCGCGCCAGTGGCAGGTTCAAGAGTGATGCTCCCCGATGTCGCATTGTTAAAGAGTACCTTGCCCACATTAGTACCAGAGATACCTAGGCTGACTTGGCTTGTACCGTCGAATACAAATCCGTCTGTTCCAGCCAACACGCCAGAGCTATTGTATTGCACGTTAGTATTGTTACCACCAGCAGAGGCAGAACCGCCAGCATAGCAGTTGGCTCCTGCTTGAGCGATCAATCCGCCGCCAGAAGTAGCACAAATGCTTGACGCAATCGTGCCGGAGCCGGGGATGCCGGAAAGAGTTACCGCGCCGTTGGCCGCAAGCGTGGTAAATGCGCCGGTAGAGCGAGTGCCTGCGCCGATAGGTGCATTATCAATAGAACCGCCAGTGACTGTCGGCCCACTGATTGCCGGATTGGTGCCGAACACCAAAGCGCCAGAACCAGTCTCGTCCGTTATCGCCGCTGCGAGATTAGCACTAGATGGTGTTGCGAGCCATGTGCCTACACCAGCACCAAGCCCTGCGATGCCTGAAATCGGCAGGCCGCTAGCGTTAGTCAAGGTCCCGGATGATGGGGTACCGAGAGCACCGTCAAAGAGAACTGGCGCACCCGCGCTGCCAACATTTACACCGAGAGCCGTGGCTACACCTGTCCCAAAGCCGGTTACACCAGACAGAGGCATATTGGTAGCGTTAGACAAGTTAACTGACGCGGGTGTGCCAAGGATCGGGCCAACCAGCGTAACAGTAGTTCCATCGGTGGTCGCGCCAGTAATACCTCCAAAAACACCAGCATTATTATACTGAAGCTGTGTTGTAGAGCCGCCCGGCGTTCCACCACTAACAGGTGTTGCCCATGTTCCATCGCCACGCAAGAAATCGGTAGTATTGTTAGGAGGCGTCGGAACAGCACCGCCAACCGTAGCAGTCATTGTAGGCAAGTCAGAATTTACCGCTGCGGAGATAGCAGTACCATTTCCTTTCAACACACCAGTAACAGATGTAGAGAGTGTAATTGCTGGTGTCGTCGTCGCAGTAGCAACAGAACCAGCTAACCCATTGGCCGATACAACAGAAACGCTAGTAACTGTGCCAGTACCACCGCTACCCAAATTGGAAGGTGTGACATATTTGAATACGTTGTTAGCGTTGTCGTAAATCAGAATTTTATCGTCTGTCGGGTTAGGTGTACCGATGTTAGGTAAAGCTCCAATGCTAATATCTTGCATTGTTCCGTTTGTAGCAGTCGGATTGCCCTTCAACGTAGCGGCTTGCGCCGGGATTGCAGACGAGCTACCGGACATATCGTTAGGATCAATAGCCCATGCTGTACCAATAGGAAGAATGTTCCAACCACCGTAATCAGTTGTCACTTTTAACGGGTTTCCGCTATTGTAGATACCAGCAATAACGTCTGAGCCATTTGGAACAATACTGATGTTATTTGTGCTTGCGTTACCAGAGCAATCAACAATCCCAAGGTTGAGATTGCCGCGAGAACCTAGCGACTGAAGATTTATAGTCGCAGGCCCACCAACATTCACGCAAAGAAACGTATCTGCGTTGGTAGGTGTGTATGGTGTTGTTGAAACAAGTGTTGGATTAGTTACACCACCACTGCCCCCGCCGCCTGCATATTGCGGAATATTCAAGACGCCGGTATTACAATCGAATGTTGCAGCACCAGAAGAACCGAGCGTAGTTAAGCTGATTAACGGTTGATAATCGATACATGGAGCAGCGGCCAACATTTGACCGCCGAAGCCTTTGAGCATTCCTGAAACACTGAGGCTTAGAATAAGGTTTGGAGTGGTTGTAGGGTTAGCTACAGAGCCAACAAAACCATTCATATCTGTGAATGAGAAAGCAGTAACAGAACCGCTACCACCTCCGCCACCGCCACCGCCGCTATCAGGAGTGACTTTGATTATGATGTTGGTTGTCAAGGATGGTTGAACATTCGAAAATGGTGTGTTGTCACCAAGAGCAGATATGATACCTGAAGGTGTAAAAGCACCACCAGAAACAACAGTGCTAGCTGACAATGTACCAGTAGCTACTGCGTCTGGTTGACCGGGACCCGGAGCTTGATTAACAATGTTTGGTTGTGGCGTACCTCTGAGAATATTGCTACCGACAGTATTAACGCTCACCGCACCGGATATACCAGTGAATGTTGGTGAAACACTTGGTAAGTTAGCTTGAACCAGAGTAGAACTTTGCGAACCACCAGCAGCAGCTAACGCATCAGGATTGGTTCCAAAATACTGAGAAGTTAAAACAGCAGCAACGACGCCGCCCATGTTGTCACGACCAACAGGTGCGCGACCACGAAAATCAGGAGCGTTAAACGTAGTGCTACCGTCACCATTACCCCATGGAAAGAAAAGAGCTTCTGTGTCAGTAGACGTGATCGCGTTGTTATTGATAGTAACTGAATTGGAAGTTTTAGAAACAACTTGTGATCCTGCTGGGATACACGACGCTTCGACCTTAGTGCCCACACTAAGCTGTGACGTGTCACCAATACCAGTCAGCGTCGGACTACCGGATGTGCAAAAAACAGCTTGAATAGATGTTAACGCAGTAAAGAGTGCGCTGTAAGTTGTGCGCGAAAGCTCTTGACCATACGTGAACTGGTAGTTAGTAGGTGCAATGAAACCAGCATACATTTTCATGGTGCCGACGGCTTCACCATCGCCACCACCGCCTCCACCGCCACCTGCACCAGCAGAAGAAGTCAGGCGATCCCAAATGATAACACCATTGCGGTCTTTGAGCACTTGCCGGTATTGGCCATCACCATAAATACCTTGATCGCCATTAGGACGACCAGCAGCGTTCAATGGAACTGGATTGGGGAGCGGTGTTGACTTTGTAGCGTCTAGCCAGATAGGTTTACGCGCGCTCGAATTAGGAACGTAAAAGTCAACTTTACCTGCGGAAAGCGGTTTGCCGTTATTGTCGAAAAATTGTTGAACAGCGTTAGGAAGCAAGCTAGCGTTATTTTGAGCAAGCGCAGTCGCAGGAATTAAAAAGGACAAAGCTACAATGAGCTTTCTAAAACGCGAATGGCCAATGCAAGTTGCTTGGTGCTTGTGGGCAGCTTGGTTAATCAGTTGGGATTTCTTAATCGGCTGCATTGTGTTCGGCCTAGTCCTTGGTGCAATCGGTTTAACGATGAAGCTACTTACCAACGTAAGGTAAGCTTTTTACTTGATCGTAACCGTAATCTATGCCTGTTTTCGAAGCAGGTACGATGTAAATTCCCATGTCACGTAAGCGTTTACCGCGCTGCGATGAAGCCTTTGGTTTGTCAATTTGCCGGATACGCTCAACTGCGTCAAGGGCTTCGTTGCGACCTTGAGCAATGTTGCGTGAGAGAATGTCACCTGATGTTTCGCGCATACTCTCAAGCGACTTTTCTGCGCGCCCTCGCCTGATCTTTGTGAGTTTATCTCGACCGTAACCAATGGCTGTACCGACACCGGGAGTTTGTGTGGCGACATCCAAAGCTAAACCCAATGGTCCACTACCCATAGCTTCATCGTCTAGTTTATAGCGGTCTCTCACAGCTAGGTTAGCCGCAGTCGATGATTGCTGCCTTGACCATCGATTAGTAGCGCGCATAGCTATTTCGCTTTCGATATCGTCAAGCAACCGTTCACCGTCTTTTCCGAAAGCTTTACGCATAGCTTCGCGATTGACTTTAGACTTACCGATTAATCGCTGAGCTTCAGACAATTCACCACGAGTAGCTAATTCCATCAAATCGCCAAGCTCGCTGTGCAGACCTTTACGAATATACTCACGCTTTTCTGGTGATGCATTTTTCCAAGTCTCGTTAAAGTCATCAAGTTTGACTTTTCGCTTCAGCGTATCGATGCCGAATTGCATGCCGCCGAAGTCTTCCATGTGCTTTGCAAACGCTGCGTCACCAGCCGCCAAATCGACGTTTTGCTTCAGCACCTTATCTAAATCTTTTCGAACATCGGTCAGAGCATTTCGAGCATTCTTACCGGCCGTATCAGAGGCTTTTTTAAGCTTTTCAATATGACTATCTAATTCTTGCCTTACTGAAAGCAGAGTTTTTGTATCTGTTTTTATGTTACCGCTGCGATCATACAACCATCCGCGAACTTTTTGCAATTCGCTTGCTGTGTCACCAACAGCCGTTTCTAAAACATCATCGATCTTTCTAGCGATAGGTTCGGCGTCCAGAGCCATGTTACTGGCTTTAGCTCTAGTATAGTGAGGACCGGCTACGCTTTGTGCATAGCTTTTTGCCGCTTCAACTTCAGCTTCTTGATTTGGCTTGACGCCGAGCCTGTCTGTAAGAATGTCTGACATTCTTTCGTCAGCAGCGTTTTCGCGAGCTTTATACCGACCAACAGCAACGCTACCCGGTTTGCCACCACCTTGAATTATACCGCCAACCTCACGCATAAGCATTTCGTCAATATCGCCTATGGTAGCTTCCGGGCCCATCTTGTTCAAAGCAGCTTTAGCTTGTGCTGGCGTTAATCCGGCAGCTTCCAGTCTATCCGAGATATTACGAACACCAGCGGCGTCAAAACCAGCATCGGCCATTTCACGAGAAGCGCGGTAACTCCTAACCGCATTGCCAGCAGCACCAGCACCTTTACTGATTGCGCCGATAGCAGTATCGATGATCGGACCACCTACAGCGCCATAGCCAACGTTCTCAGCCATGTGCGCCGGAAAGCTTTTGTCAGTACCAGCAGACGTTAAAGCGCCGAAGACACCTCCAGCGGTCCCGCCAGCAGCCGCGCTGCCTGCCAGTTTGCCCACATACGGAAGGCTCTCAGCCGCGCCACGGACGGCGCTGATTGCGCGAACAGGAAGGGCTGGGGCGGTAGCCACCCCTTGGCCGATAATGCGCCCTAGACCCTCCGGTGAGACGGTATCAGGATACAACGTTTCGAAATCACGGCGATCCGCGACCGCCTTAGCGTTAATTTCGCGATGTATTTTTGCAGCATTACTATTTGGAGCTACCCATTCCAAACCTTTACCGACAACGTATGGAATAAGATTAGCAACATCATAGACACCTTGCTTAGCGCCTTCGATGACAGATGGCAGCTTGTCAAACGCCTGAAGATGGTTAGGGGTTTTAGCTCCTGCGGTAGCTCCCGCACTAGGTGCAATTGGCTTTACCTGAGTTACATCGTCAACACGTTGCACGCTTTGTTGTGGGTTATTAGAAACCGGACCTAGCGAGCCCTCCATAGCTTTGAAATCTAAACCTTGTTTCCAATCAGCGTCGTTATTGACTTTTCCTCCAATGCTCTTTTCCATAGCGTCGAAGTCAAGACCTTGCTTCCAGCTATCATCCTTGCGCACAGGACGAGCAACGCCACTTGTAAAATCAGTAGCATTCATACCTTGCGGATCGAACTGACCATTCGCAATTGCAATCTTAGCTGCACTAGCTCTGTCGTTAAAGTCCATTATTTCACCGGACCACTATAAGCGTTAAGCTTGATTGCGTTATTGTAAGAGCGAATGAACGCCTGTGCTCGCTTGTCACCAGCTTCAGCTTTAGCCATCATATCGGTAAAAATAGCACGTCTTTTTTCAGGGCTTTCTAACAACAAGCGGTAAGCCTCTGGATTTTGACTAGCTGCAACACGCGATGACCTAGTTGTATATTGATCGTCTGGACCGTCATAAGTGAGCGCACGAGCAGATTTCATATAAGCTTGGCTGACAGCATCCTTTGTCAAATCCAGCAAAGCTGTGTTCAATTGTGAATTAGGATTGGGGTTAGATCGCACAGCCGCAGCAAGATCGGCGTCTGATCGCGTTCCGCTTTCACGAGCAAGTTGCTCAAGCTTTTTGTTAATCTTGCTTATGATTACAGCAGGGTTCTTATCGTTATCAGTAATCCAACCAAGATTAGTCAGCGCAGAAACAGCTTTGTAAAATTGTGGCGTACCGACACCAGTCTTAATGCCAGTTTCGATAAGCGGTATGGCTTGAGCAACAGGCTTCATACGGTCCATTGTAACCGTACCTTCCTGCCGCTCTTTATTCAATTGAGCAATAGACTGCTGTGCGTCTACTGGTGGAGCAGCGGGCGGTTGCCTTTGCGGTTGAGCGGCTTGTTGCTGTCGGTTTGGTGCTCCGTACATATCAACGGGTAACGGCGGTACACCAGCATTGCTTTCGTACTGACCGCGCGTGCCTTGTGAATAAGTGCCTGTCTGTGGGTTGTAAATTGGTGTTGGTGAGCCTGATGTTTCAGGTGACGTGCCCACAGCTATGGGTAGTCCGACTTGCTGCGGAGCTTTGCCGGTTTTCACCACAGCAGGAACTTGGTCAGGGCCGCGATTAATCAGCGACGTTCGACCCAACGTAGCGTCAATGCGCTGTTGTGTATCCATCGCACGCATTAAATTCTTGCGAGCGAATGAGCTAACATCAGGAGATTGATGCAACTCATTAAGCATTTTTTGCCGCACTTCTGGCGGCATCTTTGTAGTGTCTGCGAAGCTGTTCAATTGTTGAACAGCTTGATCCTTTGTCATATTCGGAGTATCGAGCATGTTCGAAAGCTCGGACGACATCGCACCGAGTTGCTTTTGAACAAGCTCTAATTTGCCAGCTTCGATTTGTAATTTTTGCTGATCTAAAGCACCCCACTTTTGCATCTGATCAAGCATATTGACCGGAGCCGGTGGCTTTGGATAAGAACTAGTATCTGCACTAATTTCAGCCATGATTACACCTTAAGGAGCCACCGGGCCATAGTAAGCACTACCAGCAGCACCGGGATTAGACTGCGCCCAATTCGCTGGCTGACTGTACATACTTCCACTATTACGGAATTGATTTGCGTAGTATCCACCAATATTGTTAGCGGCATTCGACGCCGCACCACCCATAGCGTTGTAACCAGCAGCAGCCGCATTGCCGCCAGCCATTTGCGCGCTACCAGCAGTTTGCGCCGCGCTAGTTCCAGCTTGACCAGTCTGAGCAGCGGCATTACCACCAGCTTGAATGAGGCTCAGTAGCCGATTGTAAGCATTCGTCTGGTTTGTATTCTCCATGGCAAATAAGTCTTTGTAATGCTGATTTGCAGCACCAGTCGTATAGTCAGCGATGCCGCGCATAGCAGCGCCAGAAGCACCTAAGCCACGAGCCGCCGCAGAGTTCTCAATAGCTTTGTTCCCATACTTCGTCTGGAAAGCTAAAGCTTTGCTGGAAATACTGTTAGGATCGTTAAGCTTGTCATCAATGTTGATATCGCCTGTTAATTCATCCAGACGATTGCTCATGCTACCAGTAGCTTGCTCACCGATCTGACGATACGGAGCAAGGTCGCCGCGCGTAGTTTCATACATACGAAGCTGCGTATCAGCAGCTTTGTTCGCGGCGTTCTGTTGAGCTTCTGATGCACGGTTAGCAGCGTAAGCGGTCGCACCAGCGCCGATAACAGCAGAACCAATTACAGCGGTAGCTACCCATGCCATCTTACTTAAACCCCAATTCGAGTTGCGCAGAGTTAGCAAATTCTAACCATTCTTGCTCAGATTTAGCGATGAAGATTGAACCGATAACGTCAACATCTTTCTCGCTAGTACCGTGGATAGTGGTCCAAACACATTCTGTCAGAGTGTAGGCAATCCTCTTCGTACCCGGAGGCGACACAACAGTAAACGGTGCTTCAACTTCAACAATACCATCTTCAGTTAGAACTTTCATTCGACCTTTAGATAGAATGTTCAAGTTTTCAAACTTGTGAATTTCACCAACTAAAGTTACACCAGCAGGGATAGTGATCTCTCTAGCATAAACGTCTTTAGAGAAATGATGTCTTACAGCTATTTCAACCTGTGGCATTCGCTTCATGATAGCTTCGGCTTCAAACACGAGCGAACGCATATCATGATCGTGAGCTATGATGATGTTAGTCACCTAAGAACCTCACTGTAGGAGCTACACTATAGGTTATTATAGCAGTATCGCCTATAGAAAGCGGTACTAAAACCGGATCAACTGTAGAACTTGCTACAGGTATCGTGACTTGACCGCGCACGATGACAATGCTCGAAACAGTACCACCAACTACAGATAGTGTCCCACCTGAGCTAGTGGTGAAAGATAGCGGTGATCCTGTTACCGGTATGTCGTTTACAGCAGGAGCATCTTGCGTAAACTGCATGAAAAAGTTGTTCCACGGTCTGAGCACTCTGCCTAAGACCATATCGACTAACGGAGCGTTCAAATTAGGAACTGGCAATCGCCTCATGACAACGATGCCTTTCCTTCGATGAAGCCTCCGTTAAGAGCGGTTCGCACAGGAGAGGACCACTGAAGCTTGTAAATTCTATCGCGCGACTGACCAAGCCTGTTCCAAGACAGCGTGGTTAAATATTGTCCGGTTCGTCCTAATGACTGAGGGATTGCATTTCCATAAGTCACACCTCGATCATCCGACCAGCTAAGAAACACTTTAGGATCATCTTCTAAATCAGCAGTCGTTCCCGGTTCCATATCAGCCGTGAATGTCCTACCAGACATACGTTGGAATTTATCACCGAGTATGTGTGGAAAAGTCTTAATACGAGAAATCGGAGTAGCTGTGTTTGTGTAGTCTGTGAAAACATCAGGGTTTAATTCCAAGATGTTTCCATTCTCCCAATCACCTACAACGTTTCTACCATAGACAAATGCTGCACAGTTCGCACGCGGGCGATGAAAGACACCATTGTCATCTAACCAAAGCCACTCAGACCAAAGACCAGTTTTCAAGTCGTATAACCATCCGCGATCTGCGGTAGGAAATACGATACTGTAGTAAGGATGGTCATCGACCTGAAAGCACATTCCTATGCCATCTGTCATATCAGCATATTTGCGAATATCAGATACGACGCGCGGCGTAGAAATCTCTTTTAACTGATAACCCTCACCTTGAACAATTATACCTCTGCCTTGCTGATCTTGCATCACAAAGAACACAAGATTGTCTTGTTGAGCTATTGAGTATTTAGCAGCGCAACCGTGCTGAATGAACGCACCTTGTTGACGTTGAAAATAAAAATCAGCAGCGCCAGTGCCTATCCAAACTTCGCAAGTTAACTCGCCAATCAACCATAGTTCGTTGTGAACTGCTATGATGCCCACAATATTGTCTGAGAAGCCAGTTTTAGCAGCTATGTCTAGCGGATCAAATGCGTTACCGCTTGTGAACATGGCGAAGTCAGCGTAGCCCAAGCTCAGATAAAATTGATTTGTTCGCGGGACATTGAATACAAGAAACGTATCGATGAATGCGACAAAATCAGCACCGTAAAAATTAGGGTCTACTATCTGAGCGAACTGATTGTCCGCCATATTGATGACCCATCCATTTGGGCCGTCAACAAGTACGACAACGATACCGTTGTCAGACATGATAATCTGGCTTTGATTATCAGCTATGACACCAACAGGAACCAATACGAAGTTAGCGGCTAGAAAGTATACATTCTGATTTATGACGACATATGCAGTGTCGCGACTTGTGCGATATATGCAGCGAACCTTTCCGGCAAATTGAGCATTAGCGAGAAACGCCGTTCCAGCGAAAGGATAATACGTCACTGGTACAGGCGCTTGTGGATCGCCCGGAGGTGGAGCAGAAGCATACTCACCATACAGGTTGACGCACTCTTGACCAGAGGAAATAATACTCTTTCCTTGATACGATTGGCCATTGAGTGCGATACGCGACATTACTGATTGTCCGCGTTAAATATGTAGAAGTTACCACCTCTGTTCCAGCGATACGCCGGTGGCATCCGCAGCGATGGAATTTGAGCGTTAGCGTTTCGAATGGTATTTAGAGCTTTTACAGCTAATGCACCTTGAACGGGTTGTGCAGGATAACCGTAATTAGCAACCAGTCGAACCACGAGATTATACAATATCGCCTCTTCGTAATCAGGCGGCATCGTAAATTCGCTATCGAGTTCGTCGGTAACATTCGTCACAGTGTAGGTAAAACCCTCACCGATGCCGCCCATGTTAAACGTATTGAGCGTTAACATGTCGCCAATCTTATAGCCGTTACCGGGGTTTTGAATTTCAAACGCTGTGATTTCACCACCTAAAACAGTGACGTTTGCAGTCGCTTCGTATCCAAAACCTTTGACATTCAAAAGATCGATTGCAATATGAGTTCCGTCTTGATATCCAGAACCAACAGTATCAACTCTGCCGTCTGCGATTTGTGTCGTAAATCCAATAGGACCCTTCAACACTAAGCTGACTTCATATGTGTTGTCAGGGATAGGCCAGACGTACACATTTCCATAAGGATAGGCAGCGTCATAAAAGAAATACTGCGGCCAAGAGCGAAGCTCTTTCAACGCCAATAACGAGTAATCTTCCCATGAGTTAATTCGGATCAATGGAAAAGTTACTTGGTTCGGACCGCCTAAATCAGCACCAATTTGACGAAAATACGCAGCCTGAATTTTATCAGGCCGCGCAGCATTGTAATATTGACCGGGGCCGATCAAGTTTGATTTAGCACCGTTAGCAACAGCAGAAACGCTATATAGGTTAGGAACTAACCAACGTCGTTTCTGCCATTGCGCAAGCATTCTGTTGAGTGCTTTGAAAGCATCAACGATATCTTGATCTAACGCAGTTTGCCCGACACCGATAATACCAGCGGCGCGCAAAGCGTCTTCGCAAAAGTCACGCGCCGTCTGTACCATTAAGAATTACCCCATGGGCTGTTTTGCTGCTGAACTTGTTGAACCTGCTGAACTTTCTGGACAGGTTCACCAGCTTCATGCTTCGCACGTTCTTCGGCGTCTTGTACGACCACGCGACCACCAGTGAGCTTGCTAGTAATCCACATTGGGTATTCGGTGTGACCGAGTTCGTTTTTGATATTAGGGTCTTTGCCGAACGCTGGGTGTGGATTGGACACCGTGTATCGATTTAGATGTTGATCTAGACGATTGAACGTAACATCATCGCCAATTTCATCAAACTGATTTGAATTATCAATGTGCGAGGTGTTGAGAATACCAGCCATTTTCATTCCTTGTGTTTGTTTAGATAGTCGATCATTTTACCCAAGAGTTCTGTACTTTCTTCAACTCTGCCTATAGTCCCATTACAACGCCAGCACAGCAAATCTCTAATTTTACCAGAAGTGTGGCAATGATCTATAGCTAGTTTTCTGATAGTGCTACTCCTATGGTCTATCGATGTTTCTTTGTTACCACATATTGCGCAAACATAGTTCTGAGCTTCCAGCTTAGAGTTGTAGTCTTGCCGAGTTAACCCGAACTTACGTTTGATATTTCTATCGCTTTCTAAACTAGGGTTGAGACGCTTTCTGTTCTCTAACTTTCTAGCCCACCAGTCTTTCAACGGTTCATCCGGTCTGCGACGTAAATGCTCACGCCATTCGAAATTGTCTGGACCGAACAGACCTTCTTTTGGTCTAGCTAAAACAAACTCACCTTCTGGCTTTTCACCTACACCTGAGATAAACGTTTCAAAATTTAACCACTCATCGCATAGTTGTTCATTTTGTTTTCGCTCATACCAAAGATGATAGTACGGGTGTGCTCTAAGTTTACCTTTAGCTTTGCTAGGATTTTCAGTCCTCCACTTTTTCAAGTAATGAAACTGGCACAATCCTAAATTTTTAAGCGGGCGCTGACACCCTTCAACAGAGCACCAACCAACTATTCTTTTCCTAGGCATCTGATTTCCCTTTCGAGAAGTGAGTAAACACCGCTCGAAAGGGAGAAGCAAGGAAAAAGTTTGTAAGCTACACTCGGTCTCCGATGATACAAAGCCATTCTGGCCGGATATACTTCTTACCAAACAGAATGTCCAACCGCGTAGCGAGTTGATCACTCTGCGGCAGATAGTCAGTGATGATGCGCATCGAAAGACCATCGTAGCTAGCGCGAGCACCTTCCTCGATCGCCTTACGCGGCAACACAAGGTCAGCAGAAGCCATCGTGACGGCCTTCTGAGTGTAGGCAATCGACTTGCGGTAGACCTCGCCAGCCTTCGTCACCATCTTGACACTAGCGCCGTTGAGAGGCGAAGCATCAACCGTCTGGTACTGTTGATCCGCACCACCGGGGCCTGCTGGGATAAGACCCGGATAGACAGGGATGCTTTGCGCGCCATTGCCAACGTCAGCAGTGACGACGAACTGACGCAGCGTGCCCATGCTCTGCTTGGTGACGCGGTTAACAGCGTTGACACCTTCGAAGGTGATAATGTCACCCTTACGCAGCGTTCCAGTAATCGCGCTCACTGCGATATTTCCGCCGCCAGTGCCCGTTGTCTGATTACCACCAGCAACAGTAGCCGCACCGTTGTACGTACCAGAAGTATGCGTGATGACAGTCTGATCGCGGAACCAGCGGTCATAACCAAGACCAGACTTCATCATGCCGCTACGGAACTGAGACGAAATCTCAGGTGTAGGGTTGAGCAGTCCAGCAAGACCAGCAGTCGTGCGAGCGTCTGTGTTCGGAGAGTTAACAATGCGACGATCCATCTGGTTCGCAGAGTTATTATCCAGAACAGCGTTAGCTTCCAAGAACTGATCCATCGTTGGGGTGATAATGTTACCATTACCGTCAACGTTAGAAACGAAGTTACAAACGCCGCCTTCCGAGCCAAGCATGATGTCAAGCGCAACCTTACCAGCAAGGTTGTTGACCATCGGAGCCATGACAAGCTCAGAATAATTGTCAATGCTCATGGTGCGCTCAGCAGTCGTATACGGCGTAGCAACGTTAAGCTGCGACGAAACCGTAAGCGTGGTATACTGCTGGGTGTTGCTCTGAAGCTGCATAGCAGGACCTTCCGTGACGATGAAGTCCGAAGGCAGGCGGATACGCAGCGTGTCGCCAATCTTCGCACCATCGCGTGCGAATTGGCTGTCATACTGAGTGTCGATATTCTTGATGAACAGGTTCGAGTTCTTAAAGAGACGCACAGCCTCTTTGGTAATCATGTCAATGGTAAGGTACGTATTGGCCATTGGAAATGCTCCGTCTTGGCGATTGATGTTGATATTGACTGTGCGCACTTCAGTCGTTTTGCG